GAATACTTTGCGCTCCATGCACAATTACCGTGAGCTGTTGAAGAAATACGTCAGCGCAAATTTGACATTCCGAAAATGGGCAAAAAAGGATATGGAAGATGGAAAATACAGAAAGACAACTGGTTGCGGTATGGCAGCCGGGAAAAACTCGAATGTTAGCGACGATTACAAAAGAAACATTCTTGAGAGAATTCTCGGTTCCGGCGGTACAGGTGGCATGCAGGGCGGTTAATTCTTATCCGGCTGTATTCAATAGTAACACGCCTTCCCTATCGGAGGTAGAGCAGGCATACGGTTACGATTGCCTTCAGGCATATTTGGAAGGATGGATTGTAAATCTGCGTGAATTTGTGAATGTAGGCAAGAAGATGACAGATGCTCAAACTTTTGAAACTGCCATGATAATATTACAGGATTACAAGTGTCTTACAATAGCTGATATAAATCTTCTTTTCAAACGTGCTAAAAGTGGGTATTATGGAAACCTGTATGACCGCTTGGACGGACAAATCCTTCTTGGATGGTTCAGACGGTATTTTGCAGAACGCTGTAGTGCGGCAGAAGAAGCCTCAATATCAGAGGCTGCTAAATATAAGTCTGACCCTTATGAACGCACCAGTGGAAGAATTGATTCCAAAGAACATGCTTTTAAATTGTGGAAAATGAAATATTGGAAAAATGAAGCCAAATGAATACATTTGCGTATTCAGTAATAAAAATACAAAAAATGGAAAACGAATTTAAGAAAATAGGATGCTTCGTGCAATCGGCTTTTGATAAACTTAAAAAGTCCGGAGATACAGTTGATGGTATAAGTGGCATACCAAGCGGATTTAAGGATTTGGATAAAATAACATCAGGTTGGCAAAACGGTGATTTAATTGTTATTGGAGGACGCCCAGGAATAGGGAAAACATCATTTGTACTTTCAATGATTAAAAACATGGTGGTCGAAAATAAAATTCCTGTAATCTTATTTTCGCCCTGCCGAGTTTATGCACTTTTGCAGCGACATGCTGGTAAAAGAACCGAAGAAACCCGGTCAATCCCCATGCATGATAATATTCTGCGAATACGAACAACAGTTCATGCTTATAGAACTTGGCCGAAAGTATGGGTTAATGAAATACATCCCATTGGTATTCCGTAAGGACTTCTCCGCACAAGTATTAAAAGCCAATATGAAAATAGTCGGTAATTGTGAATACGGTCTGCTTTTATACCGTGACAGGCTTCCAAAGTTCAATAATGACGGGAGAATGATATTCAATTGCTTTGATTGGGTAAGGGATAATGATACACCAAAAGTACACAGCACACAAAAGCCTGTTCCTTTACTCAGGAGATTAATAGAAATATTTACCGATAAAGGTGATGTTGTTATAGATCCCGTAGCCGGAAGTGGAAGTACGCTTTTGGCTGCTGCGCAATGTGGAAGAAAGGCATACGGTTTTGAGTTCGACAGGAATTTCTACAACGATGCCAACAAGTACATTTTATCAAGAATTCAAAAAACATTATTTCAATGAATACCGAAACGCTTATAAAGATACGTGAATGGGAAGCGGAACGCGACAGGAACCTGCGCATCCACTGTCCTCTTGTAGCCGCCAAATTCCAAAGATGGATTGACAGGGCGAAGAAAGAAAACGATATACCGCATTTCCAGCCCCGTGACAAGATTTTCAACAAGAAAGCCTGTAGCTGATACTTTCATGTAGAAAAATTCATTGTACGGCTTTAAAATAGATTGTATCAAATAAAATAATTGATAAAAAATACACGATCATGCAAGGAACAGACAAACTGAATACGATAACCAACATCGTATTTGTCCTTACGGACGTTTTAGAGACAAACCTTCTAGAAATGCAGCAGCAATACAAGAAGGAAGGCTTTGAACTCAGACACGATTCAAAAAGAAACTTCAACACAGCCATAGCCGCGATAAAGAGATTGAAAAGTGATGTGAATCATTGTAGCGAATCCACTCAGGAAAACTTCGGCAATGATTCTGACATGGTGAACGCCATGTTGCTCACACTGATTGACAGGTGCGGTGATGATGACAACCTCGCTTATAAGATGTACGAATACATTAAATCTTTCCCGTCCAAACTGAATCTGGACTTGGATTTGGATAATGCGTTCAGCCACCTGTTTAGAAAGGAGAAGTTATGAAATCGCAGAAAGACATCTTAAAATCCATTGAAGGTCTGTCCGATATAATGGAAAATGGAAAACTTATATTAGATGCCTGCTGTGGCAGTAGAATGTTTTGGTTTGACAAACATAATCCTCTTGCCTTATTCGTTGATAAGAGATCGGAGATAGTAACAGCCAAGGATAGAGATAAAATCAGGACCATAGAGATAAAACCGGATATAATAGCCGATTTCACCCACTTGCCGTTTGAGGACAATTCTTTCTACATGGTGGTATTCGACCCACCGCACCTGAAAACACTTGGTACAACCTCATGGATGGCTAAGAAGTACGGGAAACTGCCGAAAGACTGGCAGTTACTCATACACGATGGATTTACTGAGTGTATGCGCGTCTTGAAGCCTAACGGCACGCTTATATTCAAATGGAACGAGAGTGAGATAAAAGCTGCGGAAGTTTTGTCTGTTATCCCGTTCAAACCTCTTTTCGGACATACTACTGGAAGACAGAGCAAGACAATATGGATGTGCTTTATGAAATTGTCAATTAACGAATAACCGAATAAAAATGAAGCAAATAGTGATTGGCGATAAGCCTTTAATGCAAATATCAGAAGAGGATATTTTGCAGGTTGCAGTAATTCAAGGATGCTGCGCTCATCCTGACTATTGGAATTATCCAACTTTGACCGAGTATGATAATACCATGTTTAGAGATTCAGTATGGTGTTCATACAAATCTACACGGAAAGAGGATAATCGAGATAGTAGCGAACTTACTTTCTTTTTGAATACCAAAGATTTGTCCTACCACTATCATAGAGAGTGGTCAACAGAAAAATGGCATGGAGAACGTCTTGGGTTAAATGTAATAAAGTTTTTGATTGAAAAGGGCTATGATGTGCCAATTTATTAATTCAAATATAATTCAAAACAAATATAGAAATGAATAAAACTCAAAAGAGATTGTTGGCAAGGCTTATGGCTGTTACAAACAGCCTTGGTGGAACGCTTGACGGTACTGCTACCTGTGAGCAAAAATACATTGATAGGCAACGTGCTCACAGGCTCTCATACAAGGTCATATATGGTTTATTTGGCGATAATCCTAACAATCCCTATCGTGAAGATGATATAAATAATGCCTATAAAGCTATTGAGGAAATGGAGAAACTGGTACAAAAGGTATATCCTGACCGGAGTGGCTTTTTGAAAAATGAAGAAAAACAATAACCCTCAAAACTGAATAGAAATGAGTAGAATCAAATTTCAACGTCAACAGGGTAATATAAAGGGTAAATCATCTTTAGAATTGCTCAATGAATTTTTCATGTTTTTACAGGGAGAATGCCCAAATGCAATATCTGTAAGGGAAATGCCTAAACTCAATAGTCAGCAGGCTTTCTCCGTGATATACTATTTACAAGAACATTTACCTGTATTTCCTGATACAATAGAGAAGTGTGATAGATGTGGTGAACTGTTTGATTTATTCTATTCAGGCACGCATTGCGATGTATGTGGTAATCTATGCGAAAGCTGTGACGATTGCCTATGTAATAAAGAAGATTGACTAATAGCATAGCAGAAAGGAATATTTATGATAGAAATAGATTTGAATGATACCGTTAGTGTAGAGCTTACAGAATGGGGAGCCGAATATCTTAATGCAACGAATATATTTAAGGAAATAACCACTACACAGAAATGCCATTATAAGACTGACTATAAAGCAGGTGATGTTTACAAAAGCCAGCTTTGGGGGTTGATATTGGAGTTCAAAGATGGGATTAGATTTGATAAAGAGAAGGCTTTTAATAAATTGAAAAAAGTAACATATTAGAAAGGAATGAAGAAAATACTTTTAATATGTGCTATTCTCGCTTTAATAGTGGGATGTGCTTCGCCGAGAAAATATAAAGAGAATCGTTTCACGAAGCAGTTTCAGCAAGCGGATTCTGTGTTTAACGAAAAATATGATATAAGATGATTAGAGTAAGATTTTTTGTAGATAAGGAAAAGTGCGATGGAGATTATCGTCCATTAAGATGGCCAATCCAATATCCATATTGGTGCACTGGTGAAAGTGCTCACCACTTTGTTTTAGTAGCCTATATCAATAGTATTGAAGAGTTGAAAGATTTATGGCCGGAAGCTTCCAATATTGAAAGTGAAGAAGTCAATAAAGTATTTTTTTCGGATAGGTTTCCAAAGCCAGATTGGTACAAAGAGGATTAATTTATAATGGAACAGATTATGAATGAAGTTAGAAAGCTATATAACGATGATGGATGCGTTCTTAAAGAGGCGTCTAGCAATGACTATGAATCATGGAGTTCAGCAAGAACACTTGGTCCTATGGAAAGAAGGAAAGAATACAGAAACCTATGTTATAATTTTGAATATGAGCGGGGAACTAATATCCCTCACTGTGCAAAGAAAGGTGTATGTGATGAGGATTGCGAATACATGAGAAACTTTAAAGAATAGGATATGAAACAGACATTGGAAGAAACAGCTCATTCTTTCGCTGAAAGTAGAAGCAGTGGTAGTTTATTCCCTGCATATTATCAAGGGTTCATTGCAGGTGCGGAATGGGCAATGAAATCGAAACATGATAAAGTCAAACTTATGTGTATTAAAGATAGTAATAAAAAGTGTAATCAATGTCACGAATGTGATGTAGATGTATTAAATCCTAACTATTGATATGAAACAGACAGTAGAAGAAGCAGCAATAGAAAGCTGCGTGATAGATAGAAGCATATACAATGACGAGTATCAGCCGTATTACTTGGATGGCTTTAAGGACGGTGCAGAATGGCAGGCAAAGCAATCTCCGTGGGTAAGTGTGAAGGAACGGTTGCCGGAAGAAAACAAAGAATATTTAGTCGTTCTTGACAATAGAGTGGTATACGTAGCTCAATATAATAAGAATAATAAATCTTGGCTCATATATGGAACTGGATATACTTATAATGTTGTTGTCGCTTATATGCCCATCCCGTCTTTCGATGAAATATTAGAAGCCAACAGGGATGTACTTGAACGGATTAAACAGAAAGGAGACTGAGATATGAAATTAAGACAAGCAAAAAAGATAATGAAGAATATCCGTAGAAATGCACGCATGGAGTATTTATACGGATTAGGACGCTCGATGAAGGCAAATGCTATTTGCGTTAGACACTATGGCAGAGTGGACAAATTTACAAAGCTAATCAATCAAATAGGAGGTAAAGACCCTCTATTAGCAATCAAATTAATTAGACAATATGGAAATAAAGAACGTAGGACAACTTAGAAAAATAATTGAGAATCTTTCCGATGATTACGAAATAGAGATGCGTATTAGACGCAAATTGACGGATGAAGAATTGAAAAATTGCAGATACCCTTACCCTTATGATACAGAGTATTTAACTCTGGAATTTGACGATATAGGCGTTTTTGACAAAGTATTGTGCTTGGGTGTAACTTCTAATGAATGAACGGTATGGAAATAAATAACGGAATAATAATAGATGGTGTGTTGTATGAACCATCAGAAGGATTTTGTAATGAATGTTCCTTGTCCCGGGAATGCTGTAATATTTTAGATGAGACCTATTGTTCCATGTTAGATTTGGGGACAGGTCAGTGTTTTATCAGTCGTGGCAAAGTAACGGATATTAAAACAGAGGAGGATAAGGAATGAAGCAGGCATTATCAATCGAGCAGATGAAGCACTTGAAGGAGCTTGGTCTGGATACAAGCGATGCAAGCATGTGTTTAGAGTGGAATGAATCAGATTCAGACAACATGGTTGTAACCTCTATGGATGCTGATACGAATTACGACTATTATCATGGAACTTACACCTTGCAGGATATTCTCGGTAAGTTACCGCGACACATAAATGACTTTGGTACAAAAAATAAGATGCACATTGAACCTACTTTTGCTGGACCTTGGTGTATAAGTTATCAAATAGGCATATGTGAACCATTTGTTTTTAAATTGTCAGAAAATCTATTGGATGCAGCCTATGATATGCTTTGTTGGTGTATTGAAAACGGATATGTTAAAGTTGGAAAGGAGGAAAAGTAAATGGATATAGTACCTATTGCAACAAAAGATGATCTTTCTAAAGAACAGATAGAGTATCTACAAAAACAACAAACAGAATATAAATTGATTAAAAAAGTTAAGAGGAATCCAGGGCATATCTTATTCTCTTTTAACGTTAAGACAGGGGAGATAAAGAGAGCTTCTATTATACATAATGTTTCTATTGGTCTGAATGGGCTTCCTATAACTAGGGCTGAAACGGTCATAGAACCTAATTGCTACTATGAACAAGCCTTAAATGAAAAGAATTTTAGAAAGAAATTGAAGAAATCAGGATTATTAAAAAACGAATAATTATGGGATTTACAACACCGTGTTTTATACGTAAAAACACACAGGAACTTCGGAAGAAGTTAATAGAGCTTGGTTACAAATCATCAAGAGTTATAGATGATAATGAAGAGTTATGTTTAGCAACAGGTTTAAATAAATATACCCACATTACGAATGATATGTTTGATTCAAAAGATCCGCATAGAACTTGGAATTGTGCTGGTAGAATTGATTGTGGAACCAATGAGGAGCTTTTCCTAGCTCTAGCCGCATTGAGGAATGATACAAATAAGTTTCAATGGTTTATAGCAGAATCTTTACTTAGTGTTTCTTTTGATGATGCTATTGGTAATGACCATTATTTCGTAGAACCTAAAGGTAGCTTCTTCTTTTGGGGTATAGAATATCAAAATTCAACAATTATTTCAGGAAATTTCCGTAAAGCCACCGTAGACGAACTGATTGAATATTTTAAAACAAAGGAGGAACAATGAAAGCAAAGTATTTTAAAAAGATAAGAAACCAAGTTAAGTGGTATAAGGTATCATACAGAGATGATTTGTTTTTTGATTTTAGAGATGAAAAAGAGGTATTGGCTAAATCTCCAGAGAACGCTTGTGTTAGATACCATAAACGTACTGGATGTTTTGTTAACAAATATAATCCTAACCATATCACACAATATAGCGAATGTCTTTCAAGGTTCAAAGTATGTATAGGTAAGAAAGTAATGTATTTCGATTAAATATGAAAGCAAGAATAAAAAGAAAAATTCAAAAAAGACCATTCCTATATAATGTAGGACAAGTTTTTAAGGCTTGTGATTGGATTACTAGTATTCAACGTGGAAATATGGTTTGGCGTAGGTATCGTTCATTTGGTACTATTATTAAATCAGAATTTTAAATATGAAAGCAAGAATAAAATCAACAGGAGTTTTGGTAGATGTAATTCCGAAAACAAATACCAATGCGTTACATAGTGGAGATAACCTATATGTATGTGATAATATGGTATTCAAGGAATGCGAACTTGATTTTTCAGCTATTGACTGGGAACAGCGTAGATACGAACTGGCTAAATCCGCAATGCAAGGGATTTTAAGTGACAATACAGAAATTGGTTACGCTTGTTCGGAAGCAGATTACAAGAAAGGAGAGAAACATACAATACCTATAAGCATTGCTCGGTTTGCAATTGCTTGTGCTGATGCTTTAATTAATGAATTAAAATGATAAAAGTATTAATAAATAAAACTCCTATCGCTCGCAAAGAGCATAGATGTGAATTTTGTGGTGAAATGATACACGTTGGAGAAAAATATAACAGGCAGACCAATGTTTGTGATGATCGTGTTTATGATTGGGTTAGTCACTGTGATTGCTCCCAATTAGCCTATGAACTTGATATGTTTGATGATTGTGATGAAGGTCTTGACGGTGATGGGTTTATTGACAACTTGAATCAGTATGTTTATGACAATCATTATGATGATAAAATATTGGCATTATCACGCTATGAACTTGTAAAGAAGGTATTGGACGAATTTATACATTAGTGCTATGGATGATGTAAAATTATCATTAAGACAGATAGAAAAAATGGAACACGCTATAGGGTTTGAGCGTGGTAAAATAAAAAGAAATAGATATAAGGTTTATCGTAACTGGTATATTGTTAATCATCCTGATGATGATTGGGAAGAGTTGGTGTTTATTGGTTACGCTAATAGAAGATTGTTAGATATAGAAAAACAAATTGTGTACCATGTTTCCGAACTTGGAATGAAATATCTAGGTGTGTTATTAGGATGTATAATAACGGAGGAGGAATAAACAAGATCGTAAACTTATTGGATAATTATTATGAGTAAAAGTAAAGAATATAAGGCAATAAAGAACTATATCCACAACGAACTAAAGTTGACTAAAGAGGATATAAGGGAGATAATGATTCCTATCATTAGAGAGGAGGTTAAACGAGTTTTCCATAATACTTATGGAAATGATGTTTCTCTGGACAACTGGATTCGATGTATGGTTTCCGATGAAATAAAACGTCATGGAGGCTATAACATGTTATGGACTTTATGTAAGGAGGCAATAAAAACCGAGCTAACTGACAAATATTCAATTGAGGTAAATCTTAAAGAGAAATAAATTATGAAAGCAACAATAAAGGCAACTGGAGAAATTGTAGAGATTAAGGATTTATATGATGATGGTACTGCATTGGTGGGAAACATGTATATCAAGGTGTCAGAACTTAATTTCTTTAGTGAAAACATTGATTGGGAACAACGTAGGTACGAATTGGCAAAAGACATTATTAAAGTTGTTATAGCAAACGATAATGGTATTAATTCTGAGGCAGTCGCTAAATATTCACTTAATTGCGCTGATGCCCTAATTAAAAGACTAAAGGAGGTAGATAATGGATAGTGTACAGACACAAACCTTTTCCATTAGAGGGGATGGAGGTGGTGATGCATATATTGATTTTTGCAATGGTCAATTATGTGTTTCAGTTGTCATAGAAGGGAAACAGGCAGATTTTCACTTTGATCCTGTTACGTTAAAGATGTTTGCCCATGCTTATAAATTACATTGTGAAGAATGTAATAAGCAACAAAAGAAAGGAGAATAACCATGACCGAAGAATTTGTAACATTAGAAACAGCGAAACTGCTGAAAGAGAAAGGATTCAATGAAAGAAAATATCTCATAGATGTTTCCACTTTGAATCATTGTTATAAATACCTATCTGTTCCTCCGCAATCCATAGCCCAAAAGTGGTTACGTGAAACTAAGAACCTGCATATCGAAATACCCTATATGTATGGAAATTATTGGATATATGATATATTAACAATTCCGAATCACGACTTAGTAGGATTGTCTAACAGACCTATTATCCATTATAATACCTACGAAGAAGCACTTGAAGCCGGATTACAGGAAGCATTAAAACTTATATGATTATGAAGAAGATATTTTTCAACGATAAATTAGGATTAACCCAAGCGGTATTGGATGGTCGGAAGACTATGGCGTAGATTTGCTTTGGCATATCGAACAGAAGATAAGATACAATGAATTAAGACCTATGTTGAACGGAAAAAGATATTGATTATGCCACTGTTTATTTGTAGCAAATGTGGTTGTGTTGAGAATACAGCCACATCGGATTATTGGCCTGTTGTACATAAAATCTTTCCCATAGAGTATGATGCAAGCATAAAGGAGTTTGAAGGAAAACCATTGTGCTCGGAGTGTGGGAGATTGATATTTGACAGTAAAGGGGAAAATCCGCGTATGATACCGGGGAAGTGGCATGGGAAATTTCCCAAAAGACAAGCCACTGATTCTGAAAAGAGAATGGTAGATAGAAATGGTAGGTTTTAAAAAGAGAAAGGGATGCCTGCAACATCCCTTGAAAGCTACATCAACGAGCTTAAATAATTGATTGACGATGTATATCGGAAAGCGAAAGGTGGAAAAAAGAAAGTTAATCCTATGAATGAGCTTAAACTTGAATTTTAGCAATGAATTTAGGGCACTTTTAGGGTACATGAATTAAATGGTATGTTTTTTTGTTTTATTCATATTTTCCGTAACTTTGAATTGTAATGATCCCGTGTAAAGGAGCGCGGTACGTTCTTCGGACGAAAAGACTTTTATGAAAAAGAAACTTGTAATAAATAGAGAAAAATTTTGCCACTATTATATAGAAACGGGTAACGCATCAGAGGCGTATCGGAAAGCTTATCCGTGCAGTGTGAATTGGAAGGACGGAACTGTGCGCAAACGTGCGTTTGACCTTCTTAAAAATTCAGATGTGGCCTCCCGGTTGAATGAGCTTCAGGTTGAGGCTTGCGAGAGGTTTGATATGAAGAAGGATGATGCGCTTCGCTTTCTTGCAAGCGTGGTGAATGTTGATCCGATAGATCTGCTGTCCTCTGGTAAAGATACATATATGGTAAAGTCTGTTGAGAATATTCCGAAATCCGTCCGTCTATGCATACAGTCAATTAAGAACACTCAATATGGAGTGGAGATACGGCTATACAGCAAGATAGCCGCCATTACACAGATAAGCAAGATGCTTGGATGGGATGCTCCGGTAAAAAGTGATGTCAGTACTAATGTGCGCATGATAATTGGGGACGAGTGATGATAGAGATGGTATTCTCACATAAGTTGTTCAATCCTCTGTTTTGGCATATCCGTAAGGCTATGCATGATAAGAATATCAGGTACATTATAAACAGAGGTGGTTCTTCATCGGGAAAATCTGTATCTACGACACAGGCTGTGTTGTTGTCTGTATTTTCTTGCGAAGGTTCGGCTCTTGTTGTAAGAAAAGTGGGAGCTAGTCTGAGGAATACAGTGTATGAAGAGTTTAAGACCCAACTAAAGGCTCTTCAACTGAGTCAGTTCTTTGTGCCTAAGGAAAATAATATAACTTGTGTAAATGGTTGTAAAATTGACTTTACAGGGCTTGATGATCCTGAAAAAATAAAGTCTATCACTGGATATCGTTGGATAGTGATGGAAGAAGCAACCGAGTTCGAATATGAAGATTTTACTCAGATACGTTTCCGTCTTAGAGGTAAGGAAGGGTTGCAGATAATATGCAATTTTAATCCTGTATCTGAGGATTCATGGATTAAAACGAAAATTCTTGATACTTATGAATGGGACGATCTTCCAAATGAACTATATGGCGAAGTGAAAAATCCTCTTACTAAAAGTTCTTTGCCAAAGGCATACAGCACAATATTAGGGAAACGGGGTTGCAAACCTAGAATGATCGCCAATGAACGTACAGGAAAGCTGGAAAAGTACCCATCGGATACAATAGAACTGCATTCGTCTTATAAAAATAATTTTTGGGTGGTTGGTTCTCCGGACGGTAAATATGGATATTATGACAGGCAGACAATATCCAATTATCAATGGTACAAGGAACATGATTACAACTATTACCGGGTATATGCGCTGGGTGAATGGGGTAGTATTAAGACGGGGGGTGAGTTTCTATATGCTTTCGATTCTAATAGGCATATTAAAACAACACGATATATCAAGGGACTTCCTGTGCATATTTCTATTGATAACAATGTTCTTCCCTATATTTCGATTTGTTTTTATCAAGTGGACGGAAGTCATATAAGGCAGTTTAATGAGATATGTGCCGGTGATCCCTTTAACACAGTAACGCATGCATCTCGGATGGCTGTTGATTATCTGCGGTCAATCAGATACAATGATATGCTGTATTTATATGGTGACGCTTCAACAAGGAATGGGAATACTATAGATGATGAAAAGAGGTCATTCCTTGACAAGTTCGTAGAAGGGCTGGAAGGTACTTACCATGTCGAAGAAAGGATACCATATTCTAATCCGTCCGTGCCCATGTCTGGTGAGTTTGTCAATTACATGCTTGATGGTGGTTCCGGAATGTGTTTTTCAGTAGATGACGGATGTAAGAATTCAGTTGTTGATTATAATAATGCCAAGAAGGATGTTAACGGTGGAATGTTGAAGACGAGAGTTAAGGATAAGGTTACGGGGCAGTCTTATGAGAAGTACGGGCACATTTGCGACTGCTTACGTTATATTACCGTATGGGTGTTTAAGGATGAATATACTCGTTTCTCCTTAAAAAGAAAACGAAGTAAAATTAAGCAGGAAAATAAAGATATGAGATATTATGATATATCTAAAAATATTCAGGGGACAAGACTTGTATATGTTCTTCCCGAATATGCCGGAAAGTTTATTATGGTTTCATGTTATGTAAATGAGCGAATATATATCGATAATGTGACATATATAAGTTCATTTGATGAAAATGTTCTTCTGTCATTTTTAGAAGGGATATCTCCTGCGGAGATCTTGTTTGAAAGTGAAAAAAATTATTTTCCTATAGCACGGGGCTTAAGGGATAGATATGATGTCAGAATCATACATAAAAATATGGGAGCAGACGCTAGGATATCTGCTTTTTTGGATTTTATCAAAAATAATGTGATGTTCCGTTCAGACTATGACAAGATACCGCAATACAATGAGTTTATGGATGGAGTATTGGACTATAATGGTTCAGATGATTGCGCTGCAATTTATTCTGTAGCAGCACTGTCTTATTACGTATCGAAAAAATATAATATATAATTGGTATATTTTTAAGATATATCAAAACTTTGGCAAAAAAATATCGGATGTTGTACAAAAAATGTTGGTCTTTTTTTAATATGGGTATTTTTAGGGTATATAAATTGGAAGTTTATTATTTTAATTTATATTAAACGAAAATAATATTTGAATTATTTGTTAATTAATAAATTAATTTATTCCTTTGTAACAGGCAATTGCCTTCATGGTGTGAAGTTGCACCATACCCACTTTTAGAACGTGATCACTGTGGAGGCAATTGCTGTATTATAACGGCGGTTGCCTTTATTGTTGTATATGAGACACTGGTTTAAGATACCTTCTTTAAAGAAGTCAAATAAGGATATGTATGATGAAGCCACCTATCATGGTAAGGATGATGGGGGTAATTTTATTTATGTACCTAAATGGGTAGAGAGCCTGTTTCCTGGCAATAAAGGAAATATAGATTACGATATGTCTACTGTTGAGGGGAAAGCAAGAGCCTTGCATGAATGTTGGCCGTTTGCAATGGTTCTAGATCATTGCGGAAGAATGATTCAGAACGGAAGATATTACGTGACAGATATGAACGGGAATGAAAAGAGGAGTTTTAAAGATATTGTGACTCTCTTAAATCGTCCAAATATAATACAGAGTGGGCGTTCCTTTATAAAACAGGTTGAGATATCCTTAAAATGTTTCGGATTTTGCCCTATTTATACATTGAGAGCTTTAAAATCCGACCTGCCTAAATCCATGATGGTAATACCTCCCGAATTATTTTATATGGAATCATTCGGTAAAGACCCATTTACTCAGACAGAACTTTCTTCAATTGCTAAAAGGGTATATATACGTTGGGGAGATGTAAATATAGAGCTTGGGGATGAGGAATATTTTGTCATATACGATTCAATAATGGATATTCCAAGCAATAATGGAGGGAAAATTGCCTTCCATTCCCCTGTAGACGCATTATCTTCGCATACGCGAAACTATATGGCTCAACTGATAGGGAGAGGAAATCTTATAGTTAATGGAGGTCCAAAAGGGATATTGTACGGGAATGATACGACTGATGTAGGGAATGCCGCCATTACTCCGTCTGAATCCCAAAAATTGCAGAATGATTTTAAAAGGAAATATGGCATAGTGCATAAGTTGTATGAAATCATGGTGACTCCTAAGAAACTGGGATGGATTACATTAGGATCAAATACGGAACAATTGAAGCTTCATGAGGAAGATAAGGCGTGTTTGGAGGCGATAGCTCAGACCATAGGTTTTGACGCCAATCTGATTATACAAGGAAGTACTTATGATAACTCTTCTCAGGCAAAGAAAGCGGCATATCAGGATCTTATTATTCCTGACAGTGAATGTATAACAGAGGCTTTGACTAATGCTATATGTAAGGACAGAGCAATAATCAAAATGGACTTTACTCATGTCGCTTGTCTTCAAAAGGACATGAAAGAGTTGGCGGATGCCTTGTCTACAGCCTCTAATGCTATAGCTTCATTGTATAACAACCGGCTGATTACTTTTGAGGAGGCAAGAACTGAGATGTCTAATTTTACAGATATTGATCCGGATAACCCAAAAGGGGAATTTAAAATAGAAATAAATAATGATGGAAACAAGCAAATACAAGGACAGGCTGGGGAAGCAGTATAAATCCTTATCTTTTTATGCAAAGGAGATACAATATGATTCTGGCAGCAGAACTATCAGTGGTTATGCCGCAATTTTCAATAACATTGATAAGTCCGGTGATATGCTCTTGAAAGGATGTTTCTCAAAAAGTATACAGGAGAGAGGTCCGGAAAGTTCTGCTAATGATAAGATTATCATGTTGTGGATGCATGACATGCATGAACCTATAGGACGCATTACGCTTCTGCAAGAAGATGAGAAAGGGCTTTACTTTGAAGCGTCTATTGATGATGTGGAAAGAGGGAATCAAGCGTTGAAACAGCTTGAAAGTGGAACTTTGAACCAGTTCTCTATAGGTTATAGTTATGTATGGGAAAAATGTGAATATGATAGGGAACGTGACTGTTTGGTTGTAAAGGAAGTCATTCTATATGAGATATCCGTAGTGTCCATAGGATGTAACGGGGAAACTGAATATCTTGGTCTGAAATCGGCAGAAGAATATGAAAGTGCGTTGGAATCACTTCCGGTTGAAATAAGTGATGTATGTAAAGGACTTCCAATAAGGAAGAGAGAGGAAGTTCAAACGTTAATAAGAAAAGCGATGTCACTCGCTCGATACAAGCCGGCAGGCAAGCCACTTGATGAAGAGGGAGCCGATAAAAAAATAAAAATATTTACAAAACCTTTAAAACTTAAAGAAGTATGAAATTTGACTTTTTAAGCAAAATTGATTTGCCGGGAATGGATGAGGTTTCCGTGAAGTCATTACAGGCGTTGCAGGACGCAATAAACGCTACTGTAGGTGATTTCATGGACGATACTATCGACAAAAAAACTTTTGAGGATAAATTAAATGAGGTTACTCAAAAGATAGACTCCGAAAAGGAATTGGAAACAGTGCGTAAGGAACTTGGTGAGATGAAAGAGATAATTGTTCGCATGAAGGGTGCAATGCATAAGAATGAAGATGGGGAAACGGTTTTCAAATCTGTAGACCAGCAGATTGAAGAGCAATTGAAGGATTTCATTACTGTAGGCAAACATGGAGAGAAATCCGTGGACTTGAAAACAGCTTGTAAGCAGTCTCCTGGATTCAAGAAAAGCCTTACACTTGTTATGAGCAAAAAGGATGTTGAGCCCTTGAAGAGTACAGGTGTGGCACCACATTATAACATGACAATTGATAGTCAGTTATCTGTTGATCCGCGTTCTCAGACTGTAATCCGTAAATTTGCCAATGTGGCAGCAATATCTACACGATCATTAACTTATGCGGAGTTCAATCCGGGTGAAGAAGAAGCCGAATGGGTTCCAGAAGGCGGTCTTAAGCCTATGATGAGCGGTACATTGTCAGAAGTTACTATCAATGCTGGCAAAGTGGCTCTTGGCACAAAAGTAACCGAAGAAACATTATCTGATTTACCTCAGTTGGTTGCGGAGGTTAGGGCTGAGATTATCAATCGTATTGGTTTGAAAGAAGAAGAAGGTATTCTGTCTGGTACTGGTTCTGGTGGTCAGATTAAAGGGATTGGGAGTGATATACCTACATTCTCCTTGACAACTCTGAAAGTAGATAAGCCCAACACTTATGATGTTATTGTTGGTATGTATACACAGATTGTGTCAATGTCCAATATGGCTTATCGCCCCAACCTTGTGCTCATGCATCCTCTTGACTATGCACAAATGCAGTTGACTAAGGATGTTAATGGGCAATATCTTCGTCCTTTCCGTATTGGTGATGAACTGATTCAAGGTCTGAGAGTGGAAACCAGCACTGCAATCAAACAAGGTGATATTTGGGTTGGAGATTTTAACTATCTTAACATCCGTGATGTATGGGTCCTTACCATTACACTTGGGTGGGAAAATGATGATTTCACTAAAAATATGGTGACTATCCTTGGTGAGAAACGATTGATGGTTTATATCAAAAAACAATATAAAACAGCTTTTGTCAAGGATAAGATTGCAACCGTTATTGAAGCTATAACCCCCGTCGCTGTCGGCGGATAAATTTATATATGCTATGAAGGTAAATTTGACTAAAACTTATGAGGTTGAGTTCGCAAAGGACGGAGCTTCTTATAAAAAAGGTGATAAGGTAAGTGTTAATATGTTACTTGCAGCTAAGTTCTTCCAAGATGGGCGTGTTGCCACCGTTCCTACGGAATTGATAGAGGACGCTAAGAAAATCGGTGCTGAAGACTTGTTCAATAAAAAGAAGAACCTCAAAGATATTGTGTAATGTTAGTGGATTATACTTTTTTTCAAGGAGGTATTCTTGATATTGAGGGTGCTGTATTGAATATACATACTCCCTCTGAGACTAATAAGGCGATAGTTGACAGCCTTCAAGGCTTTGTAATGCAATATGAGTCGGAATATCTGGGAAAACTCCTTGGAGAGAAGTTGTATGAGGAATTCTCATCATATATTGCCAACGAAGGGAAAACGAAGGAAAAAAGATGGGATGATCTTATAGCGCGTCTTGTCGTGAGATATAGTGATGGTGATAGTGAGGTTTCCAAATCCCCTATTGCCAACTATATATATTTTCATTATTTGAGACATAATCATGCACAGGCAACTATTACAGGTGTGAAGGCTGACGAAGATGACGGTCGTCTTGTAAGTCCAGAAAGGAAAATGATATTCGCATGGAATGACATGGTAAGAATGAATATCAGACTTGTGAGGTGGCTTAAATCAAATAAAGCGGACTATCCGGATATCGCCACCGATTTCGAATTGTTGGAAACAATTAATTCTCTTGGAATATGATAATCGATATAATATCAGATGTATGTGCTTCCTTGTCAAAAAGAATGGATCAACAGATAAATTACATATATGGTGACAGTTCTTATATAAGGGAAACACTTCTTCTTCTTGGGAAAAGCAGGGTGACAGCATTGGGAAAATTCCCAATGATAGGGCTGTATGTTCCCTTAGACGAGGAAAAGGATAGTGAGGATTATTTTTGTAAGGCATCTGTAAACATAATAATCGCTACCAATACATTGGAAAAGTATACAAATGAACAACGTCGTGAGATATCTTTTGAAGGTATTCTTCGACCTTTGTATTACAGATTCATAGAAGAGTTAAAAAAATGTGATAAATTTGATTTCGGTTACTCCGGTATTGTAAGCCATACATATTCAGAAAATTATAGTTTTGGAAGACGTGGTGCTGTTGATGTTGACGGTAAGGAAGTTGGCGAAAAGATAGATGCTATTGAAATAAAGAATTTGGATTTAACAGTTAAAAATCAGAATTGTTATGCGAACAGATATTAGAGAGTGCGGCAGCACGTCCGGATTTAATACTGGAATGAATTACTGCCCCCTGCAACCGGACAAGGTAGCAGGTGTTATATTGGTCATTCATGGCAAAAAACTGCCAAAGGAACTGACTGCTGATGCTTTGGAAAAGGCTTGTCATGCTGATTATCCGGACAGAATTTATCCTATTACAGGATTTTCGGAATATGCGGTAAGCGGTGGTGAACCCAATACATCGGAAAATGGTTATGCCGGTTCGGAAATAACGGGCTATTCGGCAAGGACGGATACATTCACGTTGCGTAAGTTTAATCTAGCTTTACAAGCTAATCTTGTAGCCAACAAGGATACATTGTTTGATATGTATGTTTTTGACAAGAATAATGTTATCTACGGAGAGGATGACGGAACAGACGAGCTTGCAGGATTCGATTTGTCAGGGGTTTACCCTACAGGGCAGACTTATGACTCAAGCGGACAAAAGGCTTATCTTGCGTTTAATGCAATGTATTCCGATACGGAGAAGATGATGAAAAACATGTCTGTAAAACAATCGGGTGTAAATTTGGAAAATGTTCTCAAGGGATTGAATTATGTTGAATTTGTAAAAATGACATCTCCTGAGAATACATATAAACTCGTGGATCACTATGACCGCACAGACCTTACTGCATATTATGGCGCTGTATTGTCTGGGAAGGCTTCAACAGTCGTTTCTGGTGCGTCAGCACTGGAATACAGTAACGGTGTGCTTACAGCGACAGGAGGTGTACCGGTGCTTAAATCTCCTTCTATTTTACAGGCTAATGGGGTCATTGGGATTGAACAATGGGTACAATGAGAATTAATGGAGTCACATTTATAGAGTCCGAGGTGGCCAAACTTTCATTGGATGAGTTTGTCGCTCAGAATATAGATGTATTCTGGAAGGACATTTCTAGAGAAAGGCGGAAATCAAGGCTGGTTTCCGTATATAATAGAATTATCAATAACAGTAATTTAGGAGGCGGGGGAGATTGATCCCCCGTTTTTGCTATGACATTGGAGGAATACGCGAGATGTTGGAAGAAATTGGCTGATGGCATTCAGCCAATGATAAGGGATAAGATGGAAAAGGATGCTCCTCAGTTTGAGGAATATGTACGAGAACAGCTATATAGTGGTGTTGATGGAGATGAAAATCCTTTGATCCCTGGATATACTGAGGACCCATACTTTAAAAAAACTTATGGAGAGCATTGGAAGAAAAACGCCGAACGCTATAAAAATTGGAAGACAAAGATACAGAAACCGAAACCTTCATATCTGGGTTTTTCTGCAAGAGGGAACAATACTCCAAACCTTATCATACGTGGAGATTTTTATAGTTCCATCACGGCAATACCAATATCAAATGGTATAAGGATTGCCAGCTATGGCGTTTCTTTTGGTTCTGATATTGAGAAGAAATATGGCTATAAAATTTTCAAGGTAAGCTCCAAAGCAAGGAGGCATTATGTTACGTACAGGCTTATGCCCTCTATTGAGAAATTTATAAGGAGGTGCGAACTATGAAAAACTGCTTGTGCCAAGGAAATAAGTCAATGAGGGAGGTGGAACATATGCGTTCAATCGCAGAGAAGGCTGCTATTATGGATGAATGTGTTTATATATTATACAAGGTTGGAGATGTGTATAAATTCTGTCGTGAAGGTGAAAACTGGTCAGGCGAGTTTATTGAATTCATATTTCCGTGAAATGATAGCGGACATCCGGAAGGATTACCGCTATCTATGTAAAGGACGGATCTACAAAAGATCGTTTTCTCCTTTTTCAATATTGGCTCTTATTTGCCTTAGAAGCAAGAATGATCCTTCCATCTTGTAATTTCCTAAATTTTGTTTCGCCTGCATGATGCAGCTTTCGATAGTGAGGACTAAATCTGGAGTGAACGCAGATTTGTTAATTTGCATTGTTTTGGGAAGTTGGTTAGCATGATCATTAAACCATGCAATCATTTCATTCAATTCTTCCTCTGTGTAACTTTGTTTTTTTTCAGCCATATTATATTCCCATGATTAATGATGCTTATATCTAAAAACAGTTCGTTTGTTACAAATGTTTTGTGCAAAAAAAGACATTTATTTTTTAATTGAAAAACAAAACTATCAATTATGTTATAATTTAGATTTTGTCTAAATTGTGAATGTGATATTTAATAATTGCGTTACTATATATTACTATGCGTTACTTAGTATTACTATTAATTGATATTGTCTTTTGTTTAATATTCATACCATTGTATAAGATAAAAACATCATTTACCTTTGTATCTGTAACATGTGCAAAGCGTTACTTGATGTTGATTAAATATTCTCCTATTGGAGTTTATATATGACTGTTCCGTAGTAGCTTGCACCTATTACGGAACTTTCTTTTTATACGATTCCAAGCGTGGATAGTATAAGGGAGGAAAGCAGGAGTGAATAATGGCACAATGAGGTTCGATTCCCCACCTGCTACAATCAGTCAAAATAAATCCCCAAAGGCGGAAGTGACTGAGCCGCCAACGGGGAACAATATTAATCTTATATCGCAAAGATATGGAAAATTTTAATAAGTTAGTACCTATTGATGGGGAAAATGGCGAAAAAAGAACAATAAGTTCACTGCAAATTGCAGAAATTACAGGTAAGGCATATTGTGGCGTGTTGAAAGTCATTAGAAAGATGGATATTATGCGTGTGAAAATAACAATGAAAAATATATTTTCATTATTTGTTTGTTTGAAAAATTGTTGTACCTTTGCAGTGCGACAGTTTTATTATCATATTCGGATTGGGGATTTTTTATGCCCAATATTGAAGTATTGCTTAAAATATAAGCAGAGGTTTCTCCGTACATATTCGCCCCAAAGCCGATATGGAACTGTCGCAAGTTGGAGAAATTCTCTGCTTTCTTTATTTATTAACTTTTAATTTTCATTATTATGCGACAGTTGAATGAAAATCAAATCTTCCAATACAACGGAAGTCCTATTACCTTTCAGAAAGGCGATAGTGTAATGGTAAATGCCACAGAAATGGCTAAACCGTTTGGAAAACGTTGTAATGACTTTTTGTCAACAAAACAGACGAAGGAGTTAATTAGTTCATTATCAGCCAAAACGGGAATTCCCGCAACGGGTTTAGTTACTGTAAATCAAGGAGGTAACAATCAAGGCACTTGGATGCATGAAGACCTTGCTTTGGTATTTGCACAATGGCTTTCTCCCGACTTCTATTTATGGTGTAACGACCGCATCAAAGAGCTTCTTCAATACGGCATGACCGCCACGCAGCCAACCCTGGAGCAAATGATTAACAATCCCGACTTGGTTATCAGTCTAGCTACACAGTTAAAGAGCGAACGGGAGGAAAAGCAACGATTGGCATTGGAAGTGCAGAAGAAGGAACAAGAGAAGCAGACTATCATAGAGGAAGCAAAGCCAGCCGTAGTATTCACGGAATGTGTAACAAGCTCGTCTACCAATATTCTCATAGGAGATCTTGCGAAACTTATCACCCAAAACGGATATAAGATTGGAGAAATAAGGCTTTATGAATGGATGGTAGAGAACAAGTTCCTTATCAGAAGGCAGCGATACAGCAGATCGAAGAATAAATATATAAATGACTATATGCCTACACAGAGGGCGGCAGAAATGGGATTGTTCTTCGTGAAAGAAAGACCGATAGTATCGGGTGAAAATCCCATTTTTATAAAACATACCTGTTACGTTACAGGTAAAGGTCAGGTGTATTTTCTGAATAAGTTTAAATCTTTAATGGCTGCATGATCATGGAAATAAAAATGAATAATAGCTTAACATTTGATGAAGTAGCAGATAAGTTGGGATGTTCAGTGGAGGATCTTCAAAAAATAGCTTTAGAAAATGGATTGATTGACGAGAATGGGAATCCTACCGAAATGGCAATAAGAGAGGGCCTTTTTTCTCAATATGCGACAATGGAAGATGAATATGGTACAGTAAATATAACAGTATCACATTCCGAATACGATATGATAGCAGTGTGTATATCAGATCATGAAGACCATGAGCGTGACAGTGTGGCTTTTATTTCAAGAGAAAAAGCTCATGCATTAGGAGAATATCTTCTTAATATGTAATAACAATATTATTTATTAATCAAGTCTTTCCCACCTTATCTTACGAGGTGGGCAGACTATTTACATCCGTTAACGTTGCGATTCGCAACATAACCCGAAAAGACTATGAAAACAATAGATAAACTTGAAATTATACTTCAAAAAATGAAAGAACAAAATAATAGACTTGAACGGATATACGGCAAGCATCTCAAACTGATTGTATGCACTGGGAAAAGAAGTGAGAAGGTGAAATTTAAACATGAAGATTGAAATGCTATGTTTATAATTTATTTAGACAGTATTCTAAATTGTAAACAAATGTGTCGTAATGTTTTGATTTGATTTTAAAAGTATATTACTTTGCTGAAAATAACCAAATTATTATAACTATATGAAAAAAGTATTATTTTTAATGATTGTTTCATTATTCAGTATGAATCTGAGTGCTCAAGTAATGAGAGCGGAAGAATTAGAAAAATATGCAAAGGAAAATTATGGTGATAAGTGGGTGGATGCGGCTGAAAATTTAGGTTCTTCATTGGTATTGGATAAGAATCAGAGTTTGACCTATGAGCAGATAATTAATTGTGGGGAACAGACTAAAGAGCAGTTATATATTACTTTAAACCATTGGTTTGCGGAATCTTTTAACGATGCGAACTCAGTAATTAAATTGAATGATAAGGATGCGGGAGTAATTATTGCTAAAGGATTTGTAGGAGGAATCGCTCAACATATTGGAGGAATGACAGCTTATAATGTTAACATCCACCCTGTTATAAAAGTTGATATTAAAGATAAAAAAATTCGTGTTACATATACGCTTCAATATTATGAGGTTGAGCAGAACATCGGAGGCGGATGGATGGGGGCTTTTTCTGCTGGTACAACAGGACAGCCTGCGGACACGACAAAGAAAACAGAAAAATGGGGTATAGAAACATGTTATCCTTTCAGCCCCAAAGATCAGCATAAGGCAAAGAAAACATCGTCTAAAGCATTGATTATGGCTCATGCATATTCCAATGTTATTATGGATAAAATAGAAGAAGCTGTGAAGAATGGTCTTGTGGGCAATGAAAATGATGATTGGTAATTTAAATAAATTATTTTTCACGGGGAGAAGTTTTTGCTTCTCCCTTTTTTATTTCCTCACCTTCATAATATCAATAAAATCACTATCTTTGCTCTTAGAAGGTGCATGAAGTCATGCACTACCCAAAACTTACGAAAAGACCATGGCAGGAGCAGAATTTAAAATTACTGATGCGATTGATCCTAACATCGTTAAGAAGTTAAATGAGATAAGGATTAATATTCAAACCACATCTTCCGAATATGCGAATTTCACAAAACAATTAAGTGATGGCATAAATTTTAAGCCGGGTAATCTAAGAGAATACCAGTCTAAAGTTGACAGTTATAATGCTACAATTACCAAATTATATGCTTCTCAAAATAGGTTGTCTGAATTACAGGCTAGTCAATTAAAGTTATTGACCGATATTTCCCGTAAGATAGAGCTTCTTACCAAGCCATTGAATACATTGGCAGACAAAATAACGGAAGTAAAAGTAAATTTGAGAGGTGCTTCCGAAGATCTGAAAAACGTGTCACAAGATGCGGAAAATGCTTCTGTTTCATTTCAAGAAGCATCTAAGAAAATATCCATGACTGCTGCTGATTTTGATTCAATCCGTCAGACGGTAAAGGCTTTTGATAAACAAGCCTCCGAATTGAACAGTAGGTTAAGTGATAACAAAGAAACAATTTCAGCCTTAAGAACATCTCTGAGGGAATTATCAAAGGAGTATAAGACAGGTTCTATCAGCGAAGAGGAGTACAAGTCCAAAAGAGATGCTACGGTGTCCCAGTTACGCACGCTGACAGAGCAGAATAAACAGTATTCGGCGATATTGAGAAATCATACACAGGTAGCGATAGCCACAACAGGAAGCTATAACGAGATGAAGGCTTCAATGCTTCAACTGGAAAAAGAATATTATAACCTTTCACAAGCTGCACGCGAGGGAGCAAAAGGTATGGATATCTTGAACAATATCGGCAAGTTGAATCAACAATTAAAGGATATAGATGCACAGATGGGCAATTACCAACGTAATGTAGGTAATTATGCTTCGGGTTGGAATGGTCTTAATGTTTCCATACAACAGATTGCGAGAGAACTTCCAGCTTTGTCTGTTAGTGCCAATACTTTCTTTCTTGCCATATCCAATAACCTTCCTATGTTTGTTGATGAGTTGAAGAAAGCAAGGGTGGAATATGAACTTCTTAAGAAATCGGGGCAGACTGCTACACCTGTATTTAAACAAGTATTAGGCTCCCTTCTTAGTTGGCAGACAGCTTTAGTTGTTGGGATAACTCTTTTATCGAGTTATGGAGGTGAGATAACCAAATGGGTAGGTAGCCTGTTTGATGCAAGAAAAGAAATTGATTATCTAAAACAGTTTCAGGAGGATTTGAATAAAGCTCAAAAAGAAGGTGTAAAAAATTCCCAAGATGAAGCTGTTAAATTGGATATATTATATAGGGCGGCTGTCAATTTGAATAAACCTATGGGAGAACGAAAAAAAGCCGTTGAGGAATTGAAAAAGCAATATCCTTCATATTTTAAAAACATAAGTGATGAAAACATTCTTGCAGGTAAAGCGGCTGATAGTTATCAAAGGTTATCTAATGCCATATTAGCTTCGGCTAAAGCTAGAGCCGTGCAAGATCGTCTTGTAGAACAGGCTAAACAAAAATTGGATTTGGAAGAAAAATTAGCAGATCTTGAGAGCAAAAGAGAAAAAGCGGAGGCAAGGAAACGGAGAGAAGAGGCTACTTTAGCAAAAATACCTACAAGTGCAGGAGAGGGATATGATTTTCAAGCACGGCTTGTATCTAAAGCGCAAAGCAAAGTAGAATCTTTGGATAAAGAAATAGGTTCTTTGTTAAATCAGCTATACCAAGTAGATAAGGCTAGTAGGGATATGGCAAGATCTATTAACATTGGAGATGTTACATTTGATCCTCATTCTGCCGATAAAGCCGCAAATGATCTAGCACAATACATAGAGAATCTTAGGAATAAAATGGCTGACTTGTCCGTTTCTCTTATAGAGGATGAGCACCAGCGTAATCTTGCTGCCATAGAGAAAGAATATAAAGACCAGATAGCAGTTATAAAGGGATATTCTGAGGAAGAAAACAAACTCCGGGAAATGTTGGTTCAAGAGAGAAAGCAGAAGGTAGCGAAAGAGAATGAGGAATATGCTAAGAAGTTGGCAGAGGCCGAAGAAAAAAGGATCGAGGAAAAGAAAAAGTATACCGATGAGATGCTAAGACTGGAAGAAGAACAATCATCTCTCCGTATAGCAGCTACAAGTACTGGATATAAGGAGCTTGAAAACATTATAACACAAAATTATTCAAAGGGGCTGATGTCGCGAAAAGAATATGATGAAGCCATGCGTGAATTGGAGAAGCAAGCCGCAAACGAGCAATTGCAGATACAGATAGATGCTACTGAAAAAATGATCGAGATAGCGGAAGCATCGGGCATGGTAAGCAAGCAACAGATTGAAATGCTGAGAGAATCCATAAAGGCAATGGAAACAGAGATAGGTTCCATAAATGCGGATGATCAGGTGAAAAAAGCGGAAGAGCAACAGGATATTACACGAAGGAATTTTGAAGCGTTGAAAGGTTATTCTTCTGCATTGAAAGATCTTGCATCGGATATCGATAGTCCGTTTGCCGGTATATTTGACGGGATGGATAAGGGATTCAGTATTATGTCTGATAAGATGTCGGGTGTTTGGAAAGAACTTACAGACGGTGAGAAGATGGAAAGAACCACCGAGATGTGGGCTTCTATGGTTAGTGGAATTGGTGAAATGATATCATCCATTTATGATCGCCAGATTGAGGCTGTTGAGGCTGAACAGGAAGCGAATGAGAAAGCTGGTGAAGAGGAAATTTCCCGTATAGAGGCTTTAGAAGAAAAAGGGGCTATAACAACAGAAGAAGCCGAAGCGCGTAAACGTGCGGCGGAAGATAAAACGGCACAAAAGAATGCCGAATTGGAGAAGAAAAAAGCTGCATTAAGAACAAAACAAGCAAAGTTTGAGAAAGCTACCAGTATAGCTGAAGCGGCTATACAGATAGCAGGTGGTATTTTGCAGACGATAAAACAATTGGGTTTCCCTGCTGCAATACCTATGATAGCTGCTCTAGGTGCTATGGGGGCGATACAGCTTGCTACTATTATAGCGACTCCTATTCCAAAATACGCCAAGGGTACTGATTCGCATAAAGGCGGATTGGCTGTAGTGGGTGATGGTGGCGTTTCCGAAACGATCATTACAGATAAAGGGGCGTATATTACTCCGTCTGTCCCTACTTTGGTTGACATCCCTAAAGGTGCGAAGGTTATACCTTATGCTGTGGATATGGACAGGATAAAGGCTCATGCAAATGATTTTGATGGTCTTATGGCATATAGAAGCGAAAACAATCTTCCTCCTGTATCAATAGTTAATGATTATAGCGAACTGGAGAAAAAGATAGGGCATCTGGAGAAATCACAGCAGATAGGATTTGCAAAATTAGCCAAGGCGATAAGAGAAAACAATTATCAGCAATTTTCAAAAAGTATATGATTATGAGGTATACAAGTGACATATATGAACTTCCTTTGTCCGTTTTTATAGAGATCTATACCAATGATAGCAATACTATCGAATTTGACAGTGAGGACAAAGGGGCCGCATCGGCAAAAATTATCAATGACTATATAGAAATTGTTGGGAGCAAACAGTTATCCTCTGAGATATTGAATTGTAATGAACGTATGAATCTCGCAATGACCGTGGAGTGCATGAAGGCATGTGAGAACATGATGAAGTTGAAAATGTATGATGAGGTGCGTGATATTCTGATGAAGATAGGTTATTCGTGCAAGAAAGGTGATGTAATGGTCATGAATGCTAGAATATCCGCGTTAAAATCCCGTGCACAATATGATTTGGACAAGATAAGTAAGGAAAAGAATGAGGAACCGAAGGAGAAGCCTACAAAACGAGGGTTTATAAATGAAGTTGTCGCTATTGGAAAATATAATAAGATGCATATCAATCTGAAAGAATGGACCGCCGGATCTTACGCCTGTCTTGTTAGGCAGACATGCGATGAAATCGATGAATTGAATCGTAAAAAGAAATAATTATGTATTATCGATGTGAGTTACTTATAAATGGTCTGAGGTACAGGGTTACTGATGATCTTGAGAATTGGGACGAGGTGAAGGCTAGTTTCAAGAGAAATGACTATGACGGTGTTATCCGTACTTTTTCTAACAAATTTTCTTTTGCTGGGGATGCTAGAATATTGCTGTTAAAACAATATGATGAAGATTATCTGAATGCTTCCGCTTCAATAATAATAAGTACAAGAAATAACAGTTGGTTGTATAATGAACGGTTTAGTTGCGCTCTCAATTTCTCTACATTGCAGGATAATGGTAGTATCTTACAGATAAATGCCGTGGATGATAGCGTGGCGTCCATGATAAAGGCTAAAAGGGGAACCCAATATGAATATCCTGTTGAAGAGGTGAAAAGTCCCATTCCTCTTGTTTATGACGGGCTTGAACTTTCAGAATCGGCAAAATGGATTCCTACAGGTGACATATACAATGGAGAAGTAGGGGAGATTCCGGATCAAGATAATTTTGTGTCAATGGATTTTGCTGAAAGGTGGCTTCCCATGTCATTATATACAGAGGCAACCGACATTAATATAGGCAATGCCACGGAGATATCGGATCAGTCATATATAAGTATTACGGAGTATTATCTAAATGATAATGGGACGGAGGTGTTGGATGAACGTAAAGATGATGGCACTCTGATATATGCCGTAAAAAGCATCAATTTGTCTGTTGATATTGATTTTAAATTTTGGATAAGCTATAATATCATATCGCCATGGGGCTGGACTAACGGGGTACGTTTCCGACTAGCTAAAATTGGCACGGATAAAAAGACATTGGAAACAATCAGTGAGGTATTCTATGAAACGTATTCCACCGGTCTTATAGAAAAAGAATATTCAGCACATCATGATATATTCTTAGCTAAAGGAGAGAAGCTTGTGCTCCTTTGCAAAGTGCAGTCAGGGAGGGAACAGTCTGGTCCTAACCTTGCTGCCCTTTATCCCGTGGATTCAAAAAGTCGTGTTACGATATCATGGAAAAACAGAATAAATCCTGTTGAGATGGATGTTGTAAATCCCAGCACGTTGCTCAACAGACTACTCAAAAGCATTAACGGGGGAAAAGACGGATTGACGGGGGTAATAGAAAGCATGGGTGACGGAAGGCTTGATAATTGTATGCTCTTGGCGGCTGAATCAGCTCGTAAGATTCCGGGAGCCAAAATATATACATCCTTCACCAAATTTGCAAGTTGGATGAGTTATGTGTTCGGATACGCTTATGACATATCCGGCAATACGATAACTTTCCGGCACAGAGGCAAATACTTCTCGGATGATGTTGTCAAAAAAATAGATGATTTATCCGATTACGAGATGAAGGTTAATTCCGCATTGGTGTATTCGCGCATACGGATAGGCTTTGACAAACAGGATTACGACACGGCTAATGGTAAGGATGAGTTTCGTTTTACGAATGAATATACCACAGGCGTGACCATGACGGACAATAGCCTTGAAATGATATCTCCATACCGTGCGGACGCATACGGCATAGAGTTCCTTGCTGACAAGATAGGTGAAGATACTACAGACAACGAAAGTGACACTGATTTATTTATGGTAGGGGTGAAATCTGATTCGTCTGGACTTAAGTATATATTAAACAGGGATTATCTTATGGGTGGCGTTCTCAGCCCTGACACAATGTTCAATGCCATGTTTTCTCCTTCTTCTATGGTTTTGGCCAATGAAGCATATATCGGTTCATCTGTTGAGATGCTTACTTTTGCGTCTTCGGATGGTAATAGTGATGTGGGTATTGATGGAATGGGGGAAAGCAGGGATATAATTCTTTCAAAAAGGATGTTTACTGTGGCGGAAGTAGAATTTGAAACTTCGGATGTAGAGCTTCCGGAAGATCTTACAGGAATTGTTGAATTTGAACACCAAGGCAAGGTTATACAGGGATATTATCAGCAGGCTGATTACAATTTCACAAAATCACAAAGTTCAAAGGTAACTTTGATTGTGAAAAATTCTAATTCTTTATAAAGATTCAAATTTTAATTGTTATATTTGCAATGAAAGCTTGTGAAGTCGCAAGCTGCTAGAAACTAACGAAAAGACCATGATATCAATCGGAGATGTTTGCCCGTTATTCTTCAAACCGCTGAAATATAAATATTCAAATGCAGGATGTTTCAGACAAGTATTTTCCTTGTCAGACAACATTTTGCTGCAAATTTTCTGCGATAACGGTGAAATACCTTTGGCTTCTTTGAATGATAAGATTGGCAATATCTCCTCGTCAATAGCACTGCTCACTTATGATGTTAATGAAAGCGTTAAGATGTATTATGCCTCATTATCTCCTTCGGAGGGGATATATACAGTAACTATAGGCGATAAGGAATGTGAGGAATTCTGTGTGTGTGAGAATATAGGTGATTCTATATTGATTGAATATTCCCATAAGGATAATAATTCTGCATTTGATAATATATTCTGGATTGATGATGTTCAGCAGATGTTTCAGTTCAGAATAATAGGAGGATTCAAACCGGATGGGGTGGACTTAAAAGTTGAGAACGAACAGTTCGTGAACCAGAAGCAGGAGATAATAGAAATGTATTCTCTTCCTTATAAGACATTTGATTTTGTATTTGGGACAAGTCGTGGTGTTCCGTATTATATAGCGGAGTTCATAAATAAGTTACTTTGCCTTTCTCACGTTAACATAGACGGTAATTTGTATGTACGGGAAGGGGATTCTGTCCCGGAAAAGCTTGATACAATAGGTAAAAAACAGATGTTTATATATAAAGTGACTTTACGCCCTAGAGAAAACGATATTGCTGGGATCGGAGGCAAAACTGAGATCGCAACTTCTTCTTCAGGTATAGCATTTTTGCTAACTAATCCAGAAGAGGACGATGTGTTAAAATACAAGAAGGCGCAAGCTGCTTTTGTTAATGAAAATTATGTGTAATCATGGCTAGAAATCATCCTATAAAGATATTGTGGTACGGTTCGGAAACGGATGCAGAAGGAAATCCGATTATACCGAAAATATCCCCATCATTTGAAAAGCGATTGGAAGGGTTGAATGAGGGTGAGATATACATACATAATGATGATAAGAATCCTTCTATTTACATAAGGACCAATAAAGACCGGGTTGTTGCCATATCGGGAAGTGCAAATATAGAGGAACTTTCCAAATACTTCCTTCGTAAAGATAAAGAAGATATCGCCAATGAGCTGATCACGTTCCTGAAAGGTCTTTTGATTGGTAAGAACGGTAGTGGAATTACTGTACTTGAGAACGGTATGTCACAGGCTGTTGTTGATTATCTGTATGTCAAGGTCAAAGCCGTTTTTGACGAGCTTGAAGTAAAGAAGAAGACGTATGTAGGTGGTGAGCAGGTGATTTCCCATGCAGGTATGAAATGCAACCGTGTGGATGAGTTGGATGATGTCTACCGTTGTTATTTCAAGGAAGAGGAAGACGGAATTGAGATAGAGAACCAGTTTACTCCGGGATCTCTCGCCATCGCACAGGAGTGCAATATCAAGACTGGCGTTTCGCATCATGTCGGCAACCGCTATTACTGGCGGTTGGTCACAGCAGTAGGTGAGAATTATATAGACCTGTCCAAGACCGTGTGTGATCCTAATGTCGAGAATGATGTTCCGGTGGCAGGTGATGATATCGTGGGATTAGGCCATAAGACTGATATCACCAGACAGGCGGCGATAATTCTCTCTTCGGTGAACGAAGTTTCTCCGTCCATCATCATGTATCAGGGTATTAATGATTTTACCTTGACCGGGAAAGATGTCATTTCTTTTGATTTTGACAGGTCTACCGGCAAGGCCCGGATGAAGGTGTACGGAGATACGTATATTGGCGACAAGGACCGGACCACTTACATGGAATACACTCAGGATAAAGGTGTTGATATCAAGGGTATGTTCCATATCGAAAAAGGCTCCACCGGATGGAAGAATATGGAAGGCTTGCCGGATGAGATACAGGCGGCCGCAGATCTTGCCCAAGAGGCCAAGGATGCGATAGACAATGCGGCTGTCGGAAGTGTCAATCTGTTGCGCAATTCCGGGTTTACGGGAGATTATGAGACAGAGGACCTGTCTGCCGCTACCGAGCTATCGGCGGATACCGAACTTTTTAGCAAGCAATTGGAATATTGGACGGGAGTGGCTACCGTATCTGCGGACAGTGATGCCGGCTCCGGGTACTCTGCCGCAATCGGTAGTTTGTTCCAGTCCGTATCATTGATTAAAGGAGAAAGTTATGTTATCAGTTATAAAGCAAAGGGTACGTCTGTGTCTGTTTCGTGCGGTTCTTTCAGTGTTTCTCAACCTCTCACATCCTCTTATCAGAGATATACCCATAAGATCACCTTCAATGGCAGTGGTATATTTCTTATCAGTGGTACCGCAACCGTTTGTGACCTTCAGCTAGAGCGTGGAACCATCGCTACTGACTGGAAGCCTTCAATTCTTGACAACGACAAGGCAACAGCCGGTTTCCAGTCAATCAATTATATCGCCAGTGCGATCAAGGATGGATCTGTGGATATTCTTGGTGGTCTGATTCTTGCCAATATGATCCAGTTAGGCAACTACAAGAATGGCAAGTTACAGAAGGTCACAGCCGGAGTTAGCGGCATATACAATGACGATGATGATGTGGCGTTTTGGGCAGGAGGAAAACTTGAACAGGCGATTCTGACTGTAATGAGGTTCCGTAATGATCCTGATTATCAGCCCACAGATGCGGAATGGGCGAACATGGCGAATTTCGTTGCCACTCATGGCGGTGATGTGTTCTTAAGAGGATATATCTATGCTTTGGGCGGATATTTCCGGGGAAAGGTTGAAATAGCCAATGGTAAGATACTGTTGAATGAGGATGGTTCCGGGCAGCTTGCCAATGGGAACATTAAATGGGATGCTGACGGAAATCCTGAATTTGTCGGGAAAGTGAAGGTTTCCTCACCGTCAGGTTATGAGATAACCATATTTCCTGAGGATGAATATGGAAGACCGTCAATTGATATTCATGATGATGATGGTAATTCGCTTTTGGACATATCTCTTCAATATGGATTGAACGGTATGGTTCCCCGTGTTTTTATGAATGATCCTTCCAATAGTGATGTATTGTATTTCCGCCCGGACAGTATGGTTGTCGAGCAAAAAGGAAGTGACGGTTATATATATCAGACCCAGATAATGGGAGGGCGCATAATTATGGTTAAAGGTTCTGAGATTGTATGGGATCAAAACCAACTGCCTAAATAAAAAGAAGTGATATGGAACTGAATAGTATTAACAAAACGGGAACTTGGAGTGAGGCGGCAGACCGTCTTAACAACAACTTTAGCAAGACTTCTACCGAAGTGGAAAAAGTCAAGCAGAACGGCATCCGCAACAAGGGGTTGTTCCCTACTCTTGAATCACTGAAAGCGGCTGTTCCATCTCCTGTTGTAGGTGACTGGGCTGTTGTGGGTGACACCATACCGGGTCCTATATATCAATGCAAGACAAAGGGAACATGGAGTGCCACTGGCACGACAGGAGGTGGCGGAAGTGTTGACTTATCCAGCTACCTGACAGCCGAGGAGATAGACGATGTAACATCAATATTATAGTTATGAGAATTAATTATCAGTCCGATTTTAAGATCATAGAGAAGAACTTGAACGGGGATGTGAATACTCCTTTCCGGTTCACTTACTTCAATCCGTTCAAGGGAAAGTTCATAGCCTCCTTTGACGGACATGAGTATGTCGGTTGCAGCCGCATGGAAGACGGCAACCTGCTTGTCGCTTTTGACAACCCCTGTTTTTCTCCCGGTATGCTGAAGGTAAAACGTGAATACTTCATATCCGATTCCGACTTTCAGGATGGCATCTGCAACCTTGTTTCCGTTGAAGATACAGGAATCGTACTGACTACCGGGAAAACCGATGAAAGCACGGTGGAAATAACATCTTATCCCGATTATGCCGCATATAATTCGATTCAGGCGTTCCCATTGTCGGATAATGAATATGAAGATGTGCTGAGTGATTTTGTACCTCCTTTGCCACCGGAAGAGGAAGAAGAAACAGTTACTAATCTAGAAATATAGGAGATTTATTATGGCAAAAATATATAAGCTGACCAAAGGTAGCCAAACCATTTATCCGGCTACCACAACCGATGCGGTGGTTAATCCGAATACACGCAAAGACCTGACTACGGAACTGTCGGAGTTAGAAGAAAAGATAGGCAACGGAACTGATGAAATAGCAAGTCTTCAATTTTCGGTTAACAAATGGGACGGAGGTACTATTGGTATATATGATGCAAATGGAGTCTTTAAAAATACAGATTCCTATGCACAATATCTTTCGACAATCAGAATCAAATTGCAGTCAGGTGATACTTTACAATGCGGTTATTCAACTGATGTCGGTGAAAACGGTATTCTGAAAAATTGGTTTATCTCAAAACCTAACTATGTGAGTATTTGGCGCAGTAATGGGCATTATGAGAGACTTACATCAAGTCAAGTCTCATTTCCCTATAATGCGTCAGAGGACTGTGAAATAGTTTACTCGTGGTATATTGGTACTTCACAGCCAGATGATTTTAAGTTGAATGCCAATAATGGCATGATCGTTATACAGGAATCGCAGCCTACAGCTTATATACAAGGTGGTACAACTCTGAATCCTTCTATCAAATTAAGAGATTACTACAGTAAAGAGGAAATTCTTGCAAACTTTGTGTCAAAAAATGGCTCCTCTTATACCGAATTGCAGAACAATGTAGAGCTTATCAGTAATAACTTTAACAAGATTAAAGAATTGCAGCTTCCTGCATCTTATTTTAGAGATGGTTATGGTATAAATAATGGTGGGGCATTGGCACCTTCATCTTCAGTAGCATGTGTGGAATTTATAAGATTCAATCCTTCTGAACCTGTTACTCTTACTTCCTCCTCAGGTGATAAGACTCTTTTAAAAGTCCTAGTTTATAATGAAGCCAGTGAAAAAGCATCCGAAATTCATACTGTCTCCTTGTCAAATAATAAGTTTGACGCAAAACAATATCCGGATTGTATCTATTTTAGATTTAGTTATACTCCTCGATCTGTTGAATCGTGGGTGGCCGAAGGATTTTTCGGCATGGAGATAGAAACAGGAATAGATAAAGGGCAAATAGATTCTATAGAGGCTTCCGTTTCCCGGCTTGAAAATTTGACAAGCCCAATTGAAGAGATAACTTTGCCGGAAACCAAGAAAAATTCCGGTTTGAACGCAAGCGGAAAGGTAACATATGCCTATTATAATACAATTACAGATTTTATACCTTTTGACAATTCTGTTCCTGTCACAATTATATTCCCTACAACAGGCAGTTATGAGATCTATCGTTTTTTTGTTTATTCCGATCCGTCCGAAAACGCAGATGTAATCGTTCAAATTGATAGTGATAATAATGTCTTTGATGCTACCTCATATTCTTCTTGTAAGTATTTTAGATTTTGCATATCACCCGGCCATAATCCTAGTGGGGTAATCTGGAAAGCCCAAGGGATATTTGGAGTTGTAATAAAGACCGAACAAAAAATAGAATCAGGGAATACAGGTCCGGTAAGCAGCGGTGCTATATTCGAAGCTTTGAACGGCTTATCCCATTCTATTAATGATGCCCGTCCATATCACGGGTTATCAGCAGAATCAAGATTCCTTATCAAAAGAGAGAAAATTAACCGTCAAATAAATGGCAATACGTATTATCTTTCTTCACAAGGTTCTGATGAGCATCCCGGTGACACACGTGACAAGCCATTCAGGAGCCTGAGCAAAGCTTTTTCGGCATTGATTGACGGCGACGTGCTATTAATAGAGAGAGGGAGTGAGTTCAGAGATGATTTCTCATTAATAAGTAACCTTCAAAATATAAGGATATCTGCATATGGTCTTGGGAAAAATCCTATTATAAATTATCTGTCTGTTTTAACAGACTGGGAAAAGGTAGAGGGCTATAATCATATCTATCGTTGTAGAGTTCATGCTTATCAGGCTGTGGCGGACCGCGGAATGAATCAGGTGTATTTGGATGGAGAAAGGATGTGCAGCGTGTATGACACTAATTCCATGGAAGAAGCAGAGGCAATGACCTATCTTGATGCCCATGCTGATAAATCATCTTGGTTCAGTGGCGGTAAATATATTGATGGATGGTCTGAACAAGATTGTTATTATTATATATCATTATCTGATTCTCCAGAAAATCACACAATAGAAGCTAACAGATTCTTCTCGAAAATGTTAATTGGTAGTGATGTGTCCTGTCTTGATTTTCGCCATCTGATATTAAGAGGTTCCGGAAGCAGGGATGGAGTGGCTGTTGGCGGGGATAATATATTTTGGGAGGACTGCACATTTATGGACCATCAGCATCATGGCGTTGTTTTCAAGGAGTCATATTTTTTAAACTGCGAAACAAAATCATCCAAGGCACAGGGATATCAATATCATTTTTTGACCTCCTCAGGATTATCGGAAAATATAGATTTGATATGCGCTAATTGTAGAGTGATAAATCCCGGTCAGCTAGGTTCTGCATTTTCCGGGCATAATGGCGGTTTTACTATGGAATATTCCAATTGGTATATAGAGAATTGTTATGTGGAGGGTTGTGGATCTGTTATAGGAGATACGTCTCTAGTAAATCACGTACATGTTTATAATATTACATTAAAAAATTCAGGCTCCTTAAGGGGAAGTACTGGCCTAGAAAATAAGATTACATATTGCACGGTATTTGGAACGATCGTTCAAAATATTGGCAATAACGGATTGTTAGTTGGCGGAACAGAAATCAAAGATATAGAGCTGATAAATGCAAGAATCAAAATAAAGGTGACTGATACCACACGCCAAGTTGGGTATTCGTTGTATTATAAGTCAGTTACGGACTCCAAAGCTATTGAAAGCCTAAAGATATGTAATTCTGTAATAGAGTGGGAAATGCCCGAAAGCTTCACCCCTACAACAGCCATATTTGTTTCTGTAGACAATACATTGGACAATGCGAGATGTAATTTTGACAATGTCATATTCGCAAGCGATAAGAATTTGTTGCTAGGTCGTGTAGATACTGTACATTTCACTAATAGTCTTTTTACAAATGTTATATTAGCAGGAGTAAGTAAGTCTGATGTATTACAAGATTGTATGGAGATTTCTAAAAATGATTATGACTACTCATGTCTTGTTAGCAGGGCAAGGGTAAACAACGGAGTGCTTGTTGTAGGGTAACTCGGAAAGTTATCAGTAACACTCAAAACATATATTTATGATACGAAAATTAATCATCAGAATAATGAACTATCTGTCCGTTGAAGTGCATCCGGATGCGGAATGGTAAAAGTGGAACAGGATATATGGAGCTTAATACAATAAACAAAACAGGTACTTGGAGCGAAACGGCAGACCGCATCAACAGCAACTTTAGCAAGATCTCCATTGAGGTTGAAGAGATAAAGCAGAACGGCGGTGGCGGCAGTGGTGGCGGAGGCGATGTCACTAACGCCGACCATGCCACATCTGCATACACGCTGGATAAGAATACGCCTGTGCTTGACTGGTTCTTATCCGCATTGAACGATGATGATGCGCAAGGGGTCATTAATTACCTCAAAGGTCTTAAGATAGCCGGGAATCTGATAAACCGCATCGTAAAGCAGGGTGACAAGGATGTCACCTACACCGATGAGGATGTGATGAGCGCATTGCGTGTAATGACTGAGATAGAGAACAGTGCGGAGAAGCTGAAAGAGATATTCGTGCGGAAGGACGTGGCGGATTCCACTAAATTTCTTCTCAGTATGTTTGCCGGTGCTGTTTTCGGAAAGAATGGTTTTGCAAGCGGCTTAACCGGATTCGGAGCCAAGATATTCGATACAGGGCATGGGGAGTTTGAGAGCATGTTTATCCGCCGGTTTCTCGAAGTTCCCGAATTAAGATACAATCGTGTGATGGTCACGCTGGGTGACAAGTGGCGTGCGCCCGGAGCCGGCATTATAGAAACGGTAGATACAGGGGCCAAGACATGTACACTTAAGCTGGAAGATGGTGAGATTGGTGCTGTCGCAGTAGGCGATATCTGTATGGGTATCTATCATAACATCACCGGGAACGCTACGGAGGATTACGACGATGGAAAGGGCAACAGACGTTTTGCCGGATTCTGTACAGTCTATTTCACGATTACGGAAGTAACAGGTGAAAGAAACGAAACATTCAAGTACCAGTTGCGCCCCACTTCTTCATCGTGGTCTTCTTCTTTCGACCCTTTTGAGATGATGACTTTCGTGGCATACGGCAGCTTTACTAATACGGAGCGCCAGACCTCAGTCTACGAAACAAGGACTTACACCCGTATGTTGTGGAAACAGAATACATGGGAGATATCCGCCGCCAATGTTGCCCTACAATATGGCGACCTTTCCAATCTGAATATATTCGGACTGAACATGGACGGTTATTCCATGTATCTGAATAATATATATATGACAGGTATCATCAAGCAGATAAAGCCGGATGGAACACCTGTGCAGACTTTGAATTTCCGTGAGGAAGGCTATATACCTGGCGTACATTATGATTACTACGACAGCTTGTCTTATAACGGAAGCATGTGGGCGTGTATCAATGAGGATGGTTCGTCCTCTGTACCGGGATCTAACGGCGACTGGCTGGAAATTGCGTCTAAAGGTGATACGGGAACACCGGGAAAGGACGGTGTGAGCGTGACCAATAGCGGTCCGTGGTATTCCGGTTTGGTTGTTCCCAAAATGAGTATCGTTACAATGGGAGGAAGTTCATTCCTTTCCAAGGCATCCACTACGAATCCTCCCTTGTGGTGTTGGACGGACAATGCCGGCAACCGGTTTACGTTTAATGACGGTGGCTACTGCTTGACAGGTGAGATGAATACGGCAGAATACGAGCTTCTGGTTGAAAGCGGCAAGGACGGAAGCGATGGTATAGACTATGAGAGGATATTTGTTCATACGACTACGGAGAACAAACCTGCCACCCCTTCCACGTCACAGACTGACGATTACATACCTTCCGGATGGCATGATGATCCGTTAGGTGTTTCAGAGTCTCTTCCATTCGAGTGGATATCCGAAAGGAAGAAGAAGGATGGTATATGGAGTGATTTCAGTGATCCGGCCCTCTGGGCGAAATACGGGTTTGACGGACTGGGTATAGACAACGCTGATGTAATGTATGCGATATCCGACAGCAATACCACAGCCCCGACAACCGGATGGCAGACGGACCCTCCTGCATGGCAGAACGGGAAATATATATGGACAAAGACATTAACCACATATAGTGACGGTACTACAAGTGAAACCGATCCGGTCTGTATATCGGGTGGAAAGGGAATCAAGACGATTGTAGAATATTACTACCGTTCCACATCAAACACCACACAGACCGGAGGAAGCTGGGTTACGAGTTATCCGGGATGGCAGAACGGGACTTATATTTGGACAAAAAGTCTTATAACCTATACGGACGGCACTACGGAGGAAACTCCTCCTGTCTGCGTGACAGGAAGCAAGGGTGAGGGTTACACCCAGATGGGGCAGTTCAAGACCGGAATGGTCGTTCCCAAGATGGGTGTCGTTTCGATGGGTGGTGGCTCTTATGTAGCCAAGGCATCCACTACGAATCCTCCCTTGTGGTGTTGGACGGATAATGCCGGCAACCGGTTCACATTTAATGACGGTGGCTATGTGCTGACGGGTGAAGTGAATACAGCCGAATATGACGTATGGGCTGAGAAGGGCGATACCGGAGAAAAAGGCGACAAGGGTGATGATGGTGAAAAGGGGGACAAAGGAGATAAGGGAGATCAGGGCGTACAAGGAATACAGGGCTGTATCATACGGGATTCCGAATGGACAACCGGGGTAACGTACAGAAATGACGAAGCCCTTACAAGCGGCACGCGGTATATTGATATCGTAATGGTGAGAAACAATAGTGCGGTGGACGGATGGGATGTTTATAAGTGTATTAAAACACATACATCTTCGTCTTCTATAACCTATACCAACACTACCTACTGGACGGAATTAAGTAATGTTGGCCCCATCTATACCAGTCTTATTATTGCCAAGAACGCCAGTCTTGATTTCGTCCAAGGCAATGAGTTGATAATAAAGGATTCAAATAACAATGTTGTAGCCGGTCTTACAGGAGGAAGCAGCAAGGAAGCCGGTACGACACCTGTAAGGATATGGGCTGGCGGTAGTGTTCCGGGCAGTGCTCCGTACCGGGTGAATGAACTGGGTGAATTTGTTGCCACGAAGGCAAATGTGACAGGTATAATCACTGCCACTCTCTCCTATTCACCGGGAAGCGATATGGATAGTCTGGCTGATTCGGAAGGCAACATGACTGTGAATCCTTCCACTCAGGGATCTACATTCTTTTCCGCTGATGGTCTTGGCGGAACCATAACCCTTCCTCCCGCATCATCATGGAATGGATTGAAACTGGAGTTTGTAGTAGACATGACATCAAGGGTGGCTAAGAACCCCGACAAGTACAAGGCTACGAACTATTTCTGCGGATTGGCGGGATCATATAACAATAAGACAGAAATTCAGATGGCAAGGCCTTATGTTTTGGAGATGAGGGCCTTTAACAACCATTGGTATATAACACGTATGGATTTAATTGAGTGAAAGATATGATATTACAAGCAGGTTATGATTGTTATCTGACACAGGTTGAGGATATGCCTCTGTCGGAACGAAGATTTGAAAATCAGGTATTGATAAACAGCCCTGAGGATGTGGCCGTGTGGAAAGAGATCACATCGAAGCAGAAGGAGCAGATGATTGCCGAAGCATCATTTATTGATGTGGCGGCTATAGACGTTGAAGCACTTGACCGTGTGGATACGCTGCTCAATGATATCTCAGCGAATATCAACAATGCCGGGCTTACTACAGAAGAAGCATTGTTAAAGAAAGACTATTTTCCGGCATGGGAAGATCTGATAGGTACGGAAGTTGATGTGTCGTTCCGGTTCCGCTATGATGGTACACTCTACGAGGTTGTACAGAAACATACACCGCAGGAGGACTGGAAGCCGGGAACGGGTACGGAATCCTTGTACAAGGTTGTGCAGATAGAACACTCCGGTACATTGGATGATCCTATACCTTGGGTACATAACATGGTACTGGAGGAAGGCAAGTATTACACCGATAAGGAAGTTCTTTATCTCTGTATCCGTGACAGTGGAATAGGCATGGCATTCGATTTGGAAAATCTTGTTTCGGGTGGCTATGTTCAAGTGGTAGAAAATCAAGTAGTAATAAATAATTAAAAAAAATACGATTATGGCAGATAAAAAATTAAATAAAGTATCGCAGTTGACGGACTTTGATTATGCGTTGGTTGTAAAAGGAAATGACGTGGCAAAAGTTACAAAACAGCAATTAGTTACAATCCTGGGGGGACTGATAGGGATTGCCTCATGCATTAAGGATGAAGGAATGAAGGTAGTGGATGCTAATGAAACCCCAATGAATGAATTTGTTTTTGCATATATTGGTTCTACCAATTTACCTACAGATTCTTCACCGGGAGGTCTATTGACATTGGGATTTATGGACGGATCGAGTAGTTGTAAACTTCAGTTTTTTTTCCGACACGATAATGTATTTAAACGTATACAATGGTATAACAATTGGCAAAATTGGACTAAAATCTTAACGCAATAAAGTCCATGATACCGATCTGGGGGGATTCTTGGGTATAAAAAAACGGGTGGTCCGGTACAAGCCGGTTCCACCCGATCCTGATATGCACAACGCCATGTGCGGTGCAAAGGTAATCCATGTTTCTAAGAAGCCAATACAAAAGTTCTAAAATCTCCCCACTCTCCGTTCAAATAACGTCTGAAACCAGCAACATCAGCTCCCAAGCGGAATGCCATTTGAATTACATATCCTTGTCCATCGTTAAAAACTATCATTATGGAATAATTGAGAACAACACTAATTCCATTATCTCCGGTCACATGATACATTCCGCTTGCAGTTGCACTATTTACCTCTTCGTCTGTGGTCAATTTACGTTGTGGCATGAAAGGGTACAGATTCAAACTAGTGAAAAGTTCCCCCAGCTCTCGTTTCGAATAGATTTTATGTCAATTATTACTGTGAATTATTATCTTAGGATCTTCCCAAGTTGAAACGTCTGGATAATTCCTTTTTCTAAATATTAATGTTCCGTCTATTGCTATTCCGAAGATGAAAACAACATCTTCTAATTGTTTTATAACCAATCCTTGAACGACATTACCATAGAATCCTTCTCCAGCAAAAGCATTGAAATCGGAAACGAAAGGTTGAATTGTTTTTATAGGCATTTCATTTACAAAATCCGTAAATTCACTCCATGAAGAAAACGATTTTGTTCCCTTCGGATTTCCCAACAGTTCCCCCAGGTCGCTTCAATAAAAGAAAAAGTGTCAACTATTATAGAACGCTAATTTGTTCAAAATTGGATATATCCCCGCTATACACTTCTACAGTCCTTCCATTGAAAGGGATAATATAAAACTTAAAGCCACCATCGCCACCACTTGCATAAACATTTCCATCACTATCTTTTTTGAAAGAAATAGTATTACCAGATGTAGCATAAATCTTATAAATTCGATCTACTTCCATAACATATAAAGAAGTTGTGTTGGCCCTGTCTGAATGCCCACCGACAATGCCATAAAATGGATACTCCAATTTATACACATTATCAGATGAGTATCGAAAAGAAGGGATTCTTGATACTCCTCCTGCTGGCATTAATCCTTTCTTCTCATTACTTGCAGTAGGCAAGAGTTCCCCCAGAACAATTTTTGTGGTTTATTTTGTAAATGCAGAAGAATTTTTTTAACTTTAAAAACAAAAAGTTGAGTATGTTAGAGAAGATCAGATATCGTTTAGTTTATAACCGCCAAAACAAGTTAAACCGACAGGGGACAGCCCTTGTACAAATAGAAGCCTATCTGAATCAGAGGAAGGTATACTTTAAAACCAATGTCTATCTAAAGCCGGAATGTTGGAGTAAGGATGGTGCCCAAGTAATCAACCATCCGCAGTCACAAGAACTTAATGCAATGCTATATGAGCATATATTGGAATTACAGGCTATAGAGTTAAGCTATTGGAAGAGAGGTCTTGAATCTAACTTATCCACATTGAAGGAAGCTGTAAGGAAGGGGGTAAAACCCGTGGTTTCGTTTCTTAAGTTCGCCCAACAGGTTATAGTGAGTTCCGATAGGAAACCGGGAACCAAGGATAACATGCTGGGCACAGTAGCCACATTGAAGGAATTTCGGAACGTGATAGAGTTCACGGACATCAATTATACGTTTCTAAAGGAATTTGACGCATTCTTGCGTAACAAGGGATTGAAAGTAAACACGGTAGGGAAACACATGAGAATACTTCGTACCTTGGTCAACGAGGCAATAAACGAAGGTTATATATTACAGGAGGCATATCCTTTCCGTAAGTTCAAGATCAAGCGGGAGAAGAAAGAACATAACTTCCTGATGCCTGTCGACTTGGAAAAATTGGAAAATCTTAAACTGCCGGACAGGAAGAACAACAGCCGACACATACTGGACGCATTTCTCTTCTGCTGCGATTGCGGATTGAGATTCTCTGATTTTAAACAACTTACCTGTAAGAATCTCGTAACAGTTGACGGAAAGGAATGGTTGGTCCTAAACAGCGTCAAAACAGGCGTTAAACTTAATATCCCGCTATATCTATTATTTAACGGAAAGGCACTGGGCATAATGCGGAAGTACGACAGTATCGAACAACTGGCTGCATTAGGCTGCAATTCCGACACCAACCGAACATTACAGAAATTGGGAAGAATGGCGCATATCGGCAAGAAGTTTACCTACCATACCAGCAGACACACTTGTGCCACTCTCTTGGTTCACCAAGGCGTTCCGATAACCACCGTCCAAAAACTCTTGGGCCATACATCGGTCAAGACAACAGAGATATATTCGGAAGTGTTCGATGAAACAATCATCAAGGATCTGACAAGGGCTAACCAGAAGTATTCTAAGCGCAGGAATGTAAAACAAAATCAAATAAAATCTCAAAAATACCCGGAAAAATACCTCAGGCAGTAGAAATCTATAGAGGCTATCTGTTTTATACCCGTTTTTCAGACTTCGGTCCATCTCTATTTTCATTTGTCAATAAAAATACAAACTCGCCAGTCTTGCCGTTCTATTAATTCTCTTCATTTGTCCTGCAAGTAAAAAATATTGCATTAATGGCAATTTTTTAAGAAGATTGGTTTTTGTTTCAAAATTGGCTCTCCATAACTAATTAATATAGTTTTCTTTTTGTATTTCGTTTTAGATTTGATATCTTTGCTATTGTCTTCTCGGGAGAATGGGATAGAGAGTAGGACGTGGATTGAACGGCTGCTGTGCTTTTTGCTGGCGGCTGTTCTTTTTTTATCTAAATGTTAAATATTACACAATGCAAGAAAATATATTGTGATTTGTTTTGCTATTACATCACAATGTAGTATATTGCATTGTGATAATAAAACAATGAATAATTAAAAGACAATAGAAGATTATGAAAGCGATAATAGAAAAACCACTAATGAACTGTGAGCCTGAAAGTATGAATCTTTTCGTTAAGATTCTTAACGAAATAACTTCCTGTATTACAGAAGATGAATTAAGAGGTTGCATGAACTCTTTAATAGTACAATATCCTTACTTTAAACTGTTTTTCGATTATGATTTCGGACATAATCATATGTGGGTGAAAGAATCAGATTCCATGGAAACATTGATATTTGTTGAGTTCTAATCCGATCAATAACAATAAAAACAACATAATTATGAACAGTTATAATATCTACGATGAAAATCATGAGGCAACGATATTGTATCACGCTATTGCACGTGATGAGGAACAAGTAATGGATCTTGCTAAAGAAACAGGAATTGATATGGATGGGTTGAGTATAGAGCTGGAACGGTCTAATGTAAAGGATCAGTTGGGAAAACCGTTGTCAGCAAGAATAGAGGATGCGTTAATATATTAATTATGGCAAGAAGACGTTCTATTACCCTAGATCAAGAGTCTAGGGTATTGTCCCTATACAAACAAGGGATAGCGATTAAAGAGATAATAAAAGAAACAGGGGTGCGGTCTGAGCAGACAATATATAGGATATTGGACAGCAATGATGTGCCAAGACGTCCCAAGGTTAGAGGTGTAAGAAAAATATTTGTCACGATAGAGGAAGATGTAGCTGCTATCTTGGATAAGGAGCAATCAGTATCATTATATGTCAATGAGGCTATAAGATTCTATCACAGTAACCGGCGTTAATTGCCGGTTATTTTTTTTTTAATAAGGAAAACAATATTTATCTTTGTGGGGAGCGTGTGAAGATGCACGCCACTTATATTTATGACGAAAGGACATTATACAATTTCATAAGACCAAGAGCTTGTTGCGGATTAGTTTCCGTGGCAGGCTCTTTTTTTTGTCATACAAAACAAAGGTTAGTTGAAAATCGGGTAATCCAAAACGTGTAATTGATGGTAATTAAAAGTTAACATAAAATTAGGTAATATGACAGATTTAGTTTTTAAAGGTCGGAATGACCAAGTTTTAACTAACAGCCTATTGGTGGCTGAAAAGTTTGGAAAAGAACATAAGCATGTCTTAGATGCTATTAGAGAGCTTATACAGGGGTGTGCCGAAACTTCGGCTGACCCTATGTTTGTTGAAACTATTTATGTTAATGAACAAAATAGGCAAGAATACCCAATGTTCGTAATGAACCGTGATGGATTTACTCTTTTGGCGATGGGTTTTACTGGGAAGAAAGCCCTTAAATTCAAGCTGGACTATATCGCAGCCTTCAACGCAATGGAACGATCATTGAAAGAAATTAAAACTCCTCAAACATATGCGGAAGCGTTGCGTCGGCTTGCGGATGAGGTGGAGGCAAAAGAACAGATTCAGTACCAGCTTGAACAGAAGACCGAGCAACTTGATGAATC